AAATATAGGAGGACACATCATGATAATTTTAAAAACATTCTGCTACATCTTGATGGTGTTATATATGTTTGCGTGGACTAGCCTGCTCTGGGAATTGACAGGCTATAAACAGCTGACATTCTGGTATTGGATTGCATATTTCGGAGGTGCAAATGTTTAGAAAATGTAGTTGTTGCAAGTCAACAAATGATTATGCGTATGCCATTGTTGATGGTGAGTATTACTGTAGCCCATGCGATGCTGAGTTACGTGACAGCAAAAACTTTTACAAAGGATTTGATGCGGCTGATGAAGAGATAGCATCTGGTGCTGATGTTCAAATGTTAATTGGTAGCTTTGAACAAGACCCGCCTGACTCTGGTTTCCAGTGGGGCTATCTATCTCGTTTAAAATTAAAAGCATAATGGAGGACAATATGACTGCTTTAATTACACACTATGGTCTGACAGGACACGCAAAAAGATTTCTTGAAAGAGAGCCAACGCTCATCAGAGATTTCAGTGATGTCTTCGGGTGCAAGCTATTCGAAAATCCTATCTTTGGTAGTGATGCACCACTCATTGCACTGGTCTGCTGTGGCGACCTAAAGCAACGTGTCTACAACACAGAAATTTACAATGAATACTATGACGAAGATGAATTGTGGTCAGCAGTATTTGACTTTGTAAAAAGCAAGAAGGTCTGGAGAGAAGACCCTAACGCATACTAATAAGGGCGGGGGTCTGCTCATTAAAAAGCAGAGACCCCCAACCGTCCATCAGAATAAAGGAGAACAGTGATGGCAGAATATAATGGATACCCATCGTGGAACGCATGGAACGTGTCACTTTGGATCAACAATGAAGAGTTTCAATACAAGACAGCACGTTTTGTCATTGAAAAATATGGTTACGTTAAAGGTGTAAATATGCTCACAAAAATGTGGGAAGATAGAACAACACCAGATGGTGCCAAGTATAACAAGCGTTCAATTAAACTAGCAGTAAGGGAGATTCTATAATGAAGTCTTATAAAGTAACAACCGATATGCCTATTCCACGCTCACGCAAAGGCAATACAAAGTATGACTTCCCCGACCTAGAGGTGGGGCAGTCAATCGCAGTAACAACACGACAAGAATCTAATGCGTTTCGCACACTAGCAAAACACAGGGGTTTAGAAATAACAGAGAGAACACTTACTGAAAAAGGTAAGAAGATTATCAGAATATGGAGAACAAAATAATGTCACTCATGCAGAGACGCCACTATGAATACATCGCGGACAATGTGGCACCGCTAATGTCTTGGCCTTCAGCCATTGTTGCAATGGCAGAAAAGTTGCAAGACACTAACCCACATTTCAACAAAGAAAAATTTATCCAACGTGCAACAGCCGCTTGGGAAAAAGCTAACCCTATGGAGGACATTGACGATGACATCCCTTATCTGCACGAAACACTATGATGAATACTTTGAGTGTAAAAACTGTGGTGGCTATGTGGACTATGCCAACCAGTTGATATCAACAAACGAGCATGAACCAGAGGGTATGTGTCCACACTGCCGCAGTGATTACGTTGTGCCTATGAGGAAGGTAACAGTGTATCAAGAAATCTGGGTGGAAGAGAACGACAATGAAGAGGACATCATTGAGACAGCACTTCATGTAGAAGAGTGGAAAGTTTTAGACCACACAATCAGAATCAAAAAACAGGAGGAACCACAATGAATATCAATACTGTAAACATCAATCATATGCATCACCGCAATGCACCTGACACTGAGCGACAAGCCGCAATGTCTGTTGCTCATCGTGTCTCTGGCCTTCGTTATGATTGCTTGATGCTACTCTATGACCGCATCAAATTATCTGGCGGACAAGCATACAAAATCTTGGGTGAGTTAGAGTACTCAATCAAGCCACGCTTTACAGAACTAAGAAACTTAGGTTTAGTAGAAGACAGCACAGAGCGTGCAGTAAATGATAGAGGTGGCAACGAAATCGTTTGGCGTCTCACAAGCGCAGGTCATATGTTGGCTGAGCATTACTTAAATAACCCGAGGCAAAAAGATGAGTGATAACGGTTACGAGTTAATGGTGCAACAGCTTATCGACAGACGACACGAGGTGGGTTTGTCACAAGAAGCTTTAGCTTTTGAGATAGGCTGTGCAAAATCTTTAATACACAAATGGGAGCAGTTCAAGCGACAGCCATCAGGCTTCATGCTTGGCTGTTGGGTGGACGCACTTGGCATGGAAATCACAGTCTCAAAAAAATGCACGCAAAGCGAGACGGAAAGTATCACAGGATAAGCGGGGTCGTCCTGCTACCTGTGATAGGTGCAAAACATTAACACAGTGGTTTGTGGTACTGGCATCAGCCGACACATACTGCATAGATTGTTGGGAGCATTACGGATGGGAACATCTCAGCGCAGAAAAGGAAGCTATCACGAAAACAAAGTCCTCGAATGGATTAAAGAGCAAGGCTTCGAAGCGAAGAAGCAACCGCTCAGTGGACAATTGGGAGGAGAGTATCGAGGCGACCTCCTCTGGAAAATCGGAGGACGTGAACTGGTGACAGAAGTAAAGTACAGGGACGCAAGTAATTTCCCTAATGCTTTTGCAGTATTAGACGAAAGAGACATTGCAGTTTACCGCAGAAAAACAGGTGAACCAAAGACAGTAGTTATCATTGATGGTGATCTGTTTGCGGAACACATTGCCCCACTCTTACAACGAGAAGTAACGTGGGACACAGAAACATTGCGTGATTACTTACGCGAAGACATACAAAAATTGGCAGCTCTTTTTGAAAAACCAAAGACAGAAGATACAAAGCGCAAAGCTGTACCTGCTGACTGGTTGCCAACTGAAGACTTGATGCAAGACATCAACAACAAAATGAAAGAGGACATCAATCATGACAGTGAAACAATTAAGTTCCGTGATTACCATCGAGCCAAAGGAAGCAAGTTCGCTCGATTCGATAGCGCATACAGAACATGGTGCCGTAATGCAGTTAAGTTCAGACAAGAAGAGCAGAGCCGTAGCGCGTCTCATCGAGGCAAAGGACCCGCAGGTGGTGGACAAGAGACTGGTTTCTTCTCTCAACTCTCTAACAAACAACGGTATTAAGGAGGATAGCTATGTTAGATATGGACACTCAGGGGCAGATATTATTATTAGAGGTTATCATATTACTTGTAGTTCTACGGAAGATATAGATAAGTGCATAGAAGCCGTACAATGCTCACTGGCTACGCCTAGCACAGAGCAGATAGAATCACAGCTTGAGATGCTAGCCGCGCTTGTAGTGAAGCCTTCTGGCGAGACAGCCAAAGACTTAACGCATCGCATCAATGCTATAGCTAGGCAGTTATCAAACTACCCTGCTGACATTGTACTTACTGCAATAGAAAAAGTTGCCAAGACTTCTACCTTCTGGCCTTCCTTTGCAGAGTTCGAGAAGCATATCAACTGGCGCATCAAGAAACGTGAGATGCTACTCAAAGCATTAACATCTAAAAAACTTGCACTGCTCAACGGCAAATAGTAAAATATAATTGGAGGACATTATGAAGAGAACAGGATTTATTGGCGGCTCAGATATGAGACGCATCATGGACGGTGACTGGTACACACTCTGGCAAGAGAAGACAGGCCGCACACTACCCAAAGATTTATCAGACGTACTAGCAGTACAGCTTGGCATACACACAGAGCAGTTCAACATTGACTGGTTTGAGAAGCAGTATGACCTGCCAGTGTATGAACAACAGCAAGAGTTCAAGATGAATTGGAATGGGGTGCCGCTCAAAGGTACAGTTGATGGCATAGTTGCTGACAACATCCTTGAGTGCAAGCATACCTATGACCACAATAACATCGACAACGTAATCAAAACTTATATGCCACAACTACAGTTCTATATGTGGTTGGCTATGAAAGACGGTTGTTACCTGTCAGTTATCTTCGGCAATAGACGTTGGGTCTGCACCCACGTTGCCAAAGATTGGGATTACATCCACAAGATGCAGGTACACCTTGAAGAGTTTTGGAAGAACGTAAGCAAGGATGAATGGTTAGGTGAGCCAGTACTGGACAAGCCTAACATCGAGGGCATTGCCATTGACCATATGGTAAGACGCGATGCCTCAAGTGATAACGAGTTTGTTAGTCGGTGTCATGATTACATCGACAACATCGAAGCCGCCAAAGCTTTTGAATCAGCCAAAGAAGATTTGAAGTTAATGGTAGCACCAAACGAGCGTGAAGTTTATACTGATATGCTCACAGTCAAGCGTGACAAGAGAGGATCGTTACGCATCACAATCAAGGAGAACAACTAATGGCATTTAGTCTAAATAAAAGAAAGCTTGCAAAAGAACAAGAAGACTTAAACAGAGCAGAAATTGTTATGAGGTCTCATCTTTTGAAAAAATCCTACAGAATAGTTAATGCAAACTTTCATTCAGATGAATTAATAAAGCAAGCCGCTAATGCAATAGACAATCTAAACAAAGACACAAGAGAAAGAATTGCTGACGGACGAATTAAGGAAGAGCAACTTGAGTTAAAAGACTGGGAATAGGAGAACAACAATGAGCGACAATCTAAGAATTTGGAAGCAGGTAGAAACATCAGACCCTGCCTCACTCAAGAAGGTTTCATTCGGCAGAACATTCACTGCCATTGACCCGCAATATCAAATCATGAAAGCCACTGAAGTCTTCGGGCCAGTTGGTGAAGGTTGGGGTTGGACATCAGAAGTAGAGACAGTCTCTGCCGCAGATGGACAGATTGCAATCATGGCTCACGTTACTGTGTGGCATGGTACACCTGACAAAAAGTTTGGGCCATTCACTGGCTGTCGTACCTTCTTCAAAGAAACAAAGAAGGGTAAACAGTTTGCAGAGGACGCACCCAAGATGGCTGTCACTGATGGCCTAACAAAAGCCTTGTCACATTTAGGTTTCAATGCCGATGTGTTTCTTGGCAAAATGGATGGCAACAAGTATGCCGCAGATAGCACAAGCAATGGAGGTTGGTAATGACTGACTATGATAACACAAATAGAGGGGCGGCTTTCAAGCCCTTCGATGACCAGAAGTTTATCTTGCAGGGTAAGCTTGATATTGACGGTAAGGAATATCCTATCGTTGTAATGCAAATGACTTCAAAGAATGGCAACAAGCGTCTTGAAGTTTACCAAAAGATGGGCGCAATCTTTGAGGAAAAAGAAAAGTCTAGTGAGAACGCACCTGACTATTCTGGCCCACTTGATATGATTAGTGGCAACTTGCAGATGGCAGGTTGGAAAGGCCAAAGCGAAAAAGGTCATTACCTATCATTGAAAGTAAGTGAGAGACTTGCTAAGAAAGAGGAAGGGGTCTCAACCTCCGCATCTGACACTCCAGTTGGCACCGACTCGTTGGATGATGAAGTCCCCTTCTAAGGGGTTTGTTCTCCCCCTTAGAGAGCCGCTACTTGTCCTCCCTTGTAGCGGCTCATTTTATTTGAAGAGGTTAATAATGAGTAAGATACACCCTGCTGTCACAAAATTATATGAACTCATCGACAGCAAATACTTTACAATGCCAAGACTTGAAGAGGTAACAAACACCTCAAAGCATATGCTAGTTTCATGGAGAAGGGGAACAGCAGAGCCAAGAGTTGAAGACCTATCAAGGTGCTTGAAATATTTCGACCATCAGTTGGTTGCTAAAAACATTGGAAACTTCCCGCATCAAACGCCAATGAAACCCTATGGAATAAGAGCAGAAATAAACGCGCAAGATAGAATAGTGAAGAATCTATTCGAGTATCTGCATCTTAATCATTGGAATCTGAA